ACACTNTCAGTAGACACAATACAGGGTAAGACCACAGCATCTAAAGTCATCATGCCTCCAGGTCATGTGTTACAGGTTGTAAGGTCTTTTAGAAATGCTTCTTCCCACGAGGCTTTTTCAACTACAAGTTTTGCGACTTCAACTTTAACTTTATCTCTTACACCTAAAGCGTCTGGTAATAAGGTTATAGTACAATGCTTTATAGGGATGGCAAATAAAGGAACAGATTCTAGTTCTCAAACGGCTCTCTATATAGATGGCTCTAATGTATCATCTGATGATGGCAGTGGCTATTATTATTGGGCAGGATATTGGGATGCAGCGAATCATAATTATCATGGTGGAAGTGGATATTATGAATACACAACAGTAGATACAAATGCTCACACATTTGCACTATATTGTAAAATAGACTCAGGCTCTAATGTATTTAACTTACATTCTGCTGCGTCACACGCATTGATTTGCACGGAGATACAATCATAGGAGAAAACAATGACAACAATAGCACAAGCATTATCGAGTTTAGGAGTTACAGAGTGGGTTCTTAGAGGAGAGCCTACAAATGAAGAAGAGTTTAACCAAATGTTTCGTAAGGTTACTGGAGCAGACAGCAATGGTTCGGCAATCGAAAGTGCAGACCCAAAGGACTGGGGTGTAACATATGCACAGGTAGCAGGAGAAAAGACGTTACTGCAAAGCCGTGAGCCAATGCGATTGCTTCGTGTAGAACGAGATAGATTACTGGCAGAAACAGATTGGACTGCGTTAGGTGATGTAACCATGTCGAGTTCTATGAAAACCTATAGACAACAGCTTAGAGACTTACCTGCAAACTCTGATCCAAAGCTAGATAGTAATGGTGAATTAGACATGAGTAGTGTAAAGTTTCCAACTAAACCAAGCTAGGAGTAATAAGTGCCTTTAACAACTTTACGAGCAGGAGCTTTCCCAAGTGGAGCAGTTTTACAAACTTTGAGTGCAGAAAAAACAACTTCACAATCAACAAACGCTCAAGTTCCATCGTATACAGATATAACAGGATTGTCTGTAGCTATAACACCCTCGTCAACCTCATCAAAAATTTTAGTGATGGTAAGTTTAGCTTTAGGGTTTGATGACAATGATTTTGCATATGCTAGGATTATGAGAGATTCAACTCAAATAAGCGCTGCTGATACAGATGGAAACAGACCAAAAGTATCGTTCCATACTTATGATGCTGACAATGATGGATTATTGCCTAAACAAACACATATTGTTTTAGATAGTCCAAGTACAACAAGTGCAACAACATACAAAGTTCAATTTGGGGGAGCGTCATCATCTTACGATGTCCATATAAATAGAAGCACTAGACACTCAAACAACACATATGCAGACCCAATTCAAACATCTACAATCACAGTAATGGAGATAAAAGGGTAATTATATGCCATACATAGGAAAAGCACCAAACCAAGGCGTTAGAACACGCTTTATATACCAAGCCACAGCAGGGCAGACCTCGTTTAGTGGGTCAGATGCCAATGCAAATGTATTGAGTTACAGCGATGGTGAGTATGTGGATGTCTATCAGAATGGTGTTTTACTTAAACCTGCAACAGATTACACATCTACGTCTGGCACAACGGTGGTGCTAGTAACAGGAGCATCACTTAACGATGTAGTAGAGATTATAGTGTATGATGCTTTTTCTATAGCTAACAGCTACACCAAAGCAGAATCAGATACACGCTATCCTTTTCTTGGAAACGACAGTATAATACGAACCAACGGCAACAGTATTACGGCAGATATTACAATACCAAGTGGTACAAACGGATTGTCAGCAGGACCTATAACAGTTACAAATGCTACAATCACAGTTAATGGAGTGTATACAATAGTATGACCAGTAGATTATTAGTAGATAAGATTGAGGGTAAGACAACATCTAGTACTGTTGATTTTCCTTCTGGCACAATAGTTCAGCAAGTAAATGCAACAGATAACGGAACAGCAAATAGAGCGCAACAAAGCACTACATCAACATCATTTGCTCATATGAGTAACTTTGATTTGGCTATTACACCAAAGTTTAGCTCTAGCAAAATTCTTTACATGGGAAATTTTAATCTATTTGGGTCTAATACCACATATACTTACATGGCAATATACAGACATATTGCAGGAGGTTCAGCAACATATATCCCAACACAAGCAAGTAATGGTCATGCTGCAATTACGCAACAAACTTATATGCAAGTTCCAGTATTTTTTATTGATTCACCAAATACAACAAACGCAGTAACATATAAAGTTTATCTAAGATCACACGATAGTGGCGATACAAGTTATATTGGATGGTTATCAGGTGGTTCAGCTAATGATAATATGACTAATATGATAGCACTCGAAATAAGGGCATAATATGGCAAGTGAACTTCATGTAGATGCAATAAAACACTCTGGTGGCACAAGTGCCGTGACGATAAATAGTAGTGGAGTAGTGCATATTCCTGGGCATATAATACAAGTAACACACGCTATAAAGACTGATACAGCCACTATAAATAGTGCGGCAGGAACTGCTTTTGTGGATACTGGTCTTAATTGTTCTATAACTCCAAAATTTGCAAGCTCTTTAATTATGGTAAATGCTACTGTTGCTATAGGTTCAAGTACAAGTGCGTTTGCGTATTTTAAAATGATGAGAAATATTGCAGGTGGTACTTACGCAATGTCAGCCGCACCTGATGCCGCAGGAGCAAGACCACTTGTTCATGGTTTTGAGTACCACGATGCTAATCCAGGCAACGGACCTAACGCACAATCTTTTGTTGCAGTAGAAAGTTTAAGCACAACATCTGTTGTTAATTTTAAAGTTCAGATGGGTGGTAGTGGGTCAGGAGATATTACTATTAATAAATCTAGTCGTGATAATGCTTCTACAGATTACGATGGAAGATCATCTTCACGAATAATATTGATGGAGATAGCACAATAATGGCATCAATACTTAAAGTAAATACCATACAAGACGCAACGAACTCTAATACAGCTCAGACTATTGATAGTAGTGGGCGTGTTCATCATCCTAATACTGTTGTTTGTGATTTATGGAGATTAGGGGCTGATTTTTCTAGCTCTGGTGCAACAATTACAGGATGGCAAAGACCAACAGAAAGTGATTTTGCTTACATTGCTCCGTCTGGTACAGGAATGTCAGAAAGTTCTGGAATATTTACTTTTCCCTTTACAGGTGTTTATCTTATAACAGCCCATGCTCAAGTTTATTTAAATACTGCTGACCAACACGCAGGAATGAATTTACAAATTAGTATAGATTCTGGTTCTAACTTTAATATTCCTGCCAGAACGTCATCAGCTGCAGAAGCAGCATCTAACTCTATGAATGGTTCAGGTCTTCAATATCTGTGCAATGTTACAAACGTATCTCAAACACAAGTAAAATTTGTTACCGTAAGTTTTAGTTCAGGAGCATTAATACTAGGAACTAGTACATCAAACTACACATCAGTATATTTTGAAAGAAAAGGTCCACCACAATGAGCAAAGCAGCAGAATTAGCAAAATTTATAGCAGATGGTACACTAGGGTCAGACGTAACAAATATCAAACATTCTGGAGGTACAAATGCTTTAACTATTGATAGTTCTGGTCGTGTGTTAACTCCTGCTAGACCTCACTTTCAAGCACGAGGAAATAATGAAGCCTATGTACAAACCAATCCTGTGCCTTTTCCCACAGCCGAAATAAATGTAGGTAGTTGTTATAGCACTAGCACTTACAAATTTACTGCTCCTATTGCAGGTGTTTATTTTTTCTATGCTTCTGTGTATCATAAAAATACAGCAGGAGAATATAGTAATATACAATTTTCTAAAAATGATGCTACAGATTATGAAGGTATGATAGGTGGGACATATAACAATGATAGTGGGGCTATTTACTCAACTCCTCCGACAATAGTCATATTGAGTCTGTCAGCAAGTGATACTATAAAGGTAGCTTTTCATAATAGCACAGGGGACTACTGGAACGGTGAAGATGAAAGTATTTTTGGTGGGTTTTTGTTAGGATAAAGTATGCTTGGCTTTAGTTCTATATCAGAAACAGCGATTGCTGAACAGCCAGGAACATCATTATTTGTAACAGGATTTGGCACTACGAGTGCGATAGGAGCAGCAGGTACAACTTCTACAGGCGCAGCTAATGTAACGGGGATGTCTGTAACCTCCTCTCTTGGCACTGAATCTGTATCAGGGACAGCCAACATAACTCTAACTGGATTTTCCACTACACTTTCTCAAGGTAATGTATTAGTATGGGGAGAAATCCCGCCTGGGGTAACAACTACTTATACAAACATAACCACAGGAGCGTCACAAACGTGGACAGAAATATCAACAGGAGCTTCACAAACGTGGACAGAAATATAGAGGTGAAACATGGTATCTACGTATACAACTAATGGTGGTATTGAAAAGATCGGTTCAGGCGAGCAGTCTGGTACATGGGGCGATACCACAAACACAAATTTTGATATTATAGATAAACTAACTAACGGGGTAGTTACCATTGACGTTGCAAGTAACAGCTCAAGCACGTTAACAACGCAAGAGGGGACGGTATCTGATGGTATGAGCAAGGTGTTGTCTTACACAACAACAGGATCACAAAGTGGTACGCATACAGTAACTATATCTCCCAATGACGCACAAAAATTATATTTTGTAAAGAATGCCATAGGTCAAACCATAGAGTTTTCTCAAGGGTCTGGAGCAAATGCGTCGGTTCCCAATGGCGAATCTGCTATAATATTTTCAAATGGCGGAGGATCAACCGCAGTAGTAACAAATTTATCTGCTTTATTTCCCAATACAAACACAGCTGGAACAGGTACGTTTACAAGTATCACGGCAAATGGCGGTGTGACAGTAGACAACATAACGATTGATGGTACAGAGATAGACCTGAGTTCTGGAGATTTGACGTTAGATGTGGCGGGTAACATAGTTTTAGATGCTGATGGAGGCACTGTAAAAATATCTGATGGAGGCACAGAGATACTAAATGTTACTAATTCGTCAAGTGACGTTATTATTAAGCCCGTCGTAGATGGTAAAGATATAATATTTCAACAAAGAGATGGGACAGAAGTCGCTAGGATAGAAGATAACGGCACGTTTAACGTAGTTACAGACAAGTTTGCTATAAACGGCACAGCTGTAACATCTACAGCTGCCGAGTTAAACATACTAGATACCGCAACTGTAACCGCTGGTGAATTAAACTTGTTAGACGGAGATACGTCAGTTGGTAGCTCTATAACCGTAGCAGACTCAGATGGCATAATTGTTAACGATGGTGGAACAATGAAGACCATACCTGCCAGTGCTGTGAAAACATATACAACTGCAGGGGCTACGAGCGGAACTGTTACAAGTGTAGCTACAGGTAGCGGTTTGACAGGTGGTACGATAACAAGTTCTGGTACGTTATCTTTAAAGAATAGTTTTTTAGCCTCTAATGGCACAGTAACTACTGGATCTGGTACGAGTTTTACAGCTTCAACATACCCACATTTCATATCGGGAGCTACAGTTTCTACAGGAGGAGGCACGTTCACGATCACGGAGGCTGACGGTTCTACACATACTCTTAATATGAGAGACGGTGATGGTGGTACACATGACACGTTTGCCACTTTGTTGCCCGCGGGATCGTCTATAACTGGTAATACATTTCAATACCTAGCCGTAGCATTAATTCCAGGTTGACCATGACAAAATCAGATATTACAACAATACTAACTCAGTTAGCTGTCTTACAGCAACAGATGCGGGCCGTAGAATCAAGGGTCAGGCGTTTAGAACACCTTGTTATATGGGCATTTGGTATATACGCCACAGCAACATTAGGAGTCATCTTCAGTGGAATTATATAAATGTTTGATCCCGTCACTATATCCGCTGCTGTAGCTACAGCCAGCACGGCATTTAATGGCATAAAAAGAGCCTTTCAGGCAGGGCGTGACCTTGAAAGCATGTCACAGGATCTATCGCGTTGGATGGGTGCTGTTAGTGACGTGGATGCAGCACATAAATCTGCTAAGAACCCAACCATGTTTCGTAAAGTGTTCAGCGGTGGTAGTATAGAACAAGAGGCAATCGAAGCGTTCACGGCAAAAAAGAGACTAGAGGAGCAACGATACGAGTTACAACAGTTTATTAAGTTCACTCATGGGACAGCGGCATGGGACGAACTATTAAGAATGGAAGGGCAGATACGGAAACGTAGGCAGCAAGAAATATATGATAAAAAGATATTTAGGGAAAAAGTTGTTGGGGTCGTGGCACTCACTATTGTGCTTGCTGTTGGCTTGGCTGTTCTTGGCCTCTTCATCTACTCCCTTATGGGACTCGACAGGGGCTGGTTCGAATAAATGTGTACGTAAACAGGGTGGTCAGGAGACGTTTGAATGGTTATGTGTAGAAGGAGATACAATATATNTAGCTAAATCAGAGAACATAAANCAGTGTTTTACGTGTTTTCTTAAAAAATTTAGTGANTGGACATGGGAACAAGAGATACGCAAAGGGGTNAGAGAGGACCCGAAATACGTGACATGCAGACGATATAAAAGAAGAAAGGCAAGAAACGGGCAACAAGTTTGCCTATACAAAGGCGCAAATGATACATATACTCTGGTTGTAGAAGGTGAATGCCCCGTAGAGTTCCAATGTCGGTATGACCCAGGGGGACAAGAGCCTAATATAGACAGCGTAGTGGATTCTTTGAACGATAGTTTTAAGAGGTAATAATGACACCAGAGACACTTAACAGATGGCAAATAGTTCCTAGGTTTATGATGATTGTTATGACCCTTGTGTACATACGGTGCATAGAGTATGCGTTAGCGCAACCAGAACTTAGTACACAGATGGCATCCCTAATATCGGTCGTAACAGGGGCGATGACAGGAAGTTTTGCGGTATTTATAAATAAAGAAGCGAAAGGAGGAGGCAATGATAAGTCAGATCCTTAGTTCAGTAATCGGNTTGGGTACTAGCTTTCTAGACTCTAANGCAGAGATTCAGAAGGCAAAAGCTATGAAAGAACAGAAAATAGCAGAAGGCACAGCAAACTGGGAAACAATCGCNATGGATGCGTCTAAAAACTCGTGGAAAGACGAGCTGTGGACNNTTGTGTTTGTAGCTATACTTATTGCCAACTTTATACCTCTGTGGGGTATACAAGAGTATATGGCAAAAGGCTTTGAGAACCTTGAAAAATGTCCTGAGTGGGTAACATACGGCATGTATGCAAGTATTGCTGCTAGCTTTGGGCTACGATCATTTACTAAATTAAGGAGAAAATGATGGCTTTTAAATTATCACAAAGAAGTTTAGGACGATTAGATGGAGTAAAATCAGAAATGCACTCAGTTGTTACGCATGCTATCACAGTGAGTAACGTCGACTTCGGAGTGATCTGTGGTCTCCGTACTGAGGCAGAACAGGCTGATCTTGTCCAGCGGGGCGCATCACAGACGATGAAAAGTAAGCACTTAACAGGAGATGCCGTCGATTTAATGGCGTATGTTTCTGGACGGGCGAGCTGGGAGTTGAACCTGTACGATGACATAGCCGATGCAATGAAAGAGGCAGCTGTACGAGAAGGCGTTAAAATACGTTGGGGCGCGGCATGGCATATAGATGACTTCCGTGACTGGGAAGGCACAGCTGAAGAAGCTATGAACGCTTATATAGACCTACGTCGTTCGCAAGGTCGTCGCCCGTTTATAGATGGACCACATTTTGAGTTGATGTAATGCCTTTAAAGAAGATAACATTTAAACCTGGAGTTAATAGAGAACGTACTCGATACACCAACGAGGGTGGGTGGTTTGACTGTGATAAGATACGCTTTCGACAAGGTAGCCCTGAGAAGATAGGTGGATGGACACGTATATCTGATAACACGTTTGACGGAAAGGCTCGTTCTATACGTGCGTGGACAACGCTTGGTAGCATACCTTTGGTGGGTGTTGGCACACATAAGAAGTTTTATGTAGAAGAGGGAGGCAGATACTACGATATTACCCCTGTGCGAAAGACTACAACAGCTAGTGTTAGTACAATCAACCTTGCCAGAACTGACGGGTCTTCGACCATAACAGTAACCGATACTGGGCATGGGGCAGAAATAGGGGATTTTGTAACTTTTGCAGGGTTTACCACGTTAGGAGGTGGGATAACAGCAGCTGTGCTTAATACGGAGCATGAAATAACGGCTGTTACGTCAGCAAATGTATACACGTTTACAGCTTCAGCTACTTCTACAGGCGCGGCTAACACTGATTACACTGGTTCAGGTCAAACAGCACAGTATCAAGAAAACATAGGAAAAGAAGGGCAAGCCGCATTAACAGGTTGGGGTGCAGGGGCTTGGAACGAAGCGGGTACAACGTGGAACAACAGTGGTACAACCACATTTGGTATTCGTTTATGGCATCAACAGAACTTTGGTGAGGACCTAGTTTTAGGGTTTGATGGGGGCAAGTTATACACATGGGATGTTACCAATGGTAAGTCTACACGCGGTGTGCTTGTGTCTAGCTTAGCAGGTGCATCAGGAGTTCCTACCACACATAACAACATAATCGTATCCGACGTGAGTCGTTTTGTTTTTTGTTTGGGGGTTAACGCATTTGGAAGTTCTGATTTAGACCCGTTGTTAATTAGATGGTCTGACCAAGAAAGTTTGGTGGACTGGACACCTTCGGCTACAAATCAGGCGGGTAGCTTACGACTTTCACAAGGCTCAAAGATTATTACAGGCGCAAACTCACGTCAAGCTGTGTTGATTTGGACAGATGCAGCGTTATACAGTCTACAGTACGTCGGTGCGCCCATAGTATGGGGAGCTAATCTTGTCGGGGAAAACATATCTATAGCTTCTAAAAACGCTGTGGCGTATGCAAATGGTATAGCTTACTGGATGGGTACAGATAAGTTTTATAAGTACGATGGTAGAACAGAAACACTTAACTGTGATCTACGTCGTTACGTGTTTAACGATTTTAACGAAAACCAATACGAACAGGTGTTTGCAGGTACAAACGAGTCATTTAACGAGATATGGTGGTTCTATTGTGCAACAGGGTCAGATGTGCCAAATAGGTATATAATATATAACTATGCTGAAAATGTGTGGTATTTTGGCAACTTAACACGCACAGCGTGGGTAGATTCAGGGGCAAGAGATAACCCACTCGCAGCGACCACATCAGGTAAGTTAGTAGAGCATGAACAGGGGCTAGATGATAACGAAACAGGCACACCTGCAGCTATAACTGCGTTTATAACATCTGCAGACTTTGATCTTGACGATGGACACAGGTTGTTTCTAGTAAATAGAATTATGCCTGATGTGACTTTTGATGGCTCTACCATAGATAATCCGTCTGTCACGCTGACATTAGACCCGCTGACAGACTCTGGGTCGGGTATCAAGTCCATCCCGTCAGAAGGCGGAAACAGTAGTGGTACAGTAACACGTTCTGCTACGTCTCCTGTGGAAGCGTTTACCAGTCAACTTGACGTGCGTGTTAGGGGACGACAGCTTAATTTAAAAATACAATCTAACGTTACAGGAGTACAATGGCAGCTTGGCTCTCCTAGGTTGGATATGCGACCTGATGGGAGACGCTAATGAGTGTAGATTTAACAGATTATGACGTGCTTTTTCGCGCTCCTGCGTTACCGCTACCAAGAGCAGAGTACAGTCGAGAAGAAGCTATGAAGCTAAACGATGCGTTACGTATTTATTTTAACCAAATAGATGAGCAGTTTAGAAAGAATACGTTGAAAGAACAATCCGATGCACAGGGGTGGTTTATTAGCTAATGGCAAATAACTATAAAAACTCTAAAGTAGACCTAACAAGCACCAGTATAACTACGCTGTATACATGTCCTGCAAGCACTACAGCTATCGTAAAATCTATNTTGGTATCNGANGACTCAGGTAACGCTGACACCATAACACTAACCATAACCAGCGGATCAGACGTNTTTAGTATATATAAAGTAAAAGCTGTAGGTGCAAATGGCACGGTAGAGCTTCTAACAGCTCCTCTTGTTGTACAAGCGTCAGAGATACTAAAGGTAACAGCAGCGACAGCAAACAGACTACACGTGGTAGCAAGTTATCTGGAGATTACGTAATGGAACTAAGAGACAGTAAGAAAGAGAAACTAAGCTACAACCAAGTGTTACTTGGAGCTGTGCAAAATATGAAAAGTTCAGGACAAATACCTGATAACGTGACCATGCAGCAAGCTATGACTACAGTAGTTGGAGAGATAGGAATTAAAAACGTGCAGACTGTGCAGATAGGAAACAGTATATTTGTAGGAACATTTACTCCTAAAAAGAATAATATGTATGTACGAGTATACAATATGGATGTAGGACGTAATCTCATAGATAATATGTATAACTATGCTGCTTTTTTACAGAAAAAAGGTATAGCTTTTATTAGTGCGTATATAGAAGATGAACGGTTATTACCAGGGTTACGTGTTTTACAAAGACGTTTAGAAGAAAAAGGCACAGGGCTAGATGTTGTTGAGTTAGAAACAGGTGATGGGTTTGGTATGTTTATAAAATTTGGTAAACAGTCTCTTAGGAAAGCTGCGTAATGGGTGGTATATTTAAAGAAGTTGCTGATTTTGTAGGGGACGTGGTTAGACCCGTGGCTGATGTAGTCGGTGATGTAGTGAGACCCGTGGCTGATGTTGCAGGAGACATAATACGACCTGTAGCTGACACTACAGCAGATGCGTTACGTCCTGTAGGGGAAGCCATACTGAAAAGCGACGAGGTAAGAACAGCTGTAAATGTAGCAGCGTTTGCAACGGGTAATACATGGGCTATACCTGTAATTAATGGTGCAAAGGATATAGATAATGGGGCTGATCCTGAAGATGTATTTAAAAATATTGCTATACAGACCGTAACCGCGGGAGTAGCAGATGTCGTAGGGGACGTAGTCGCTGAAACTATAGCAGATCAAGTAGGTTCTACTGTAGCTAATTTTGTAGCAGATACAGGTGTAAACGTAGTAACAAACGGAGGTGACATAGGCGCTGCTGTGTTAGACAGCACTCTAGCCAGTACAGCAGCCGTATCTAAAACTGTAAACACGATAGTAAGCACTGTAGGCATAGATACTAGTACCGAGCTTGGTAAGTCTTTAAATGACGCTCTAGAAGCAGGAGTGACAGCAGAAATAAAAGGTGAAGACGGGGTACAAGCTGCGTCCATAGCGGCTCTATCTGATACTGTCATAGACCCCATACTAGAAAAAGGGGAAAGTCTAACGCCTGAAGCTCTTGATGATGTGTCAACACTCGTATCTACAGCGATAGCAGCAGGTGCAAAAGGGGACAATGTATACGATGCTATAAATAGCGAACTAGATGCTGTAGCCACAGAAGACTTAAGAAACTTAGTTAAAGAAAAAGTAGCATCTTTTTTAACGCCCCCAGAAGAGCCTGTTGTAGAAGAACCTGTTGTAGAAGAGCCTGTTGTAGAAGAACCTGCCATAGAAGAACCTGTGCAGGGTGACCCGTTAACAGAAGCACAGGGAGAGTTTGAGAAGATAGATGCACCTCCCACATTAGGTGATCCACTAACAGAAGCTCAAGACAAGTTTGAAAAAATAGACAAACCTCCTGTAAAGATACCTTATGCAGGTCCTACTGACCCTACAGACCTGTTTCCACAAACAAAAACAGCCGAGGAGGAGCTAGACGCTTTAGGTATAGACTCTAAATCCTTGTCTGAACAAGAAATACTAAATGATCCTAAAACGTTCAAAGGACCTTCGGGTGCAGGAATTGGACCTGAAACAACAGATGATGATTTTCAAAATCAATTAGACAGTATAATAGGAAAACCATCTACAACCACAGATAAATCCGACAAGCCATCAGAAACGTCTCTATCTGAACAAGAAATATTAGACGATCCTAAGACTTTCACAGGACCTGTAGGTGCAGGGATTGGACCTGAAACGACTGACGAGGATTTTCAAAGCCAACTATCAGGCATATTAGGAGAAGAAGCCCCAGATGTAGGCGTTATAAGTAAAAAAATTATAGATCAAGCACAAACAAATTTAGCGGATACGTATTACAATGTAGGGAAAGGAGCGTTTGAAGCATGGGCTTTAACTGTTAAAGGAGGAGCAAACAGCGCGGACTTTCTTGTAAATGAATGGCGAGACACTGTTGATAAAGATCCTTCTAGATTTTTTAGAGATGCAACAGGTAAAATTGTATTATGGTTAGATGGTACAAGCGAAAATTTACAAAGTAAAATTAGCACGGCTAACTATATACGGCAGCTTGACGCATTACCCGCTGCTGGGATGACTTTTGGTGAGGCACTTCCTGGAGGAACACAAGCTCTAGACAGAAAAGGTAGACCCTACGGAACAGATAAATTTGCTACTTTTTTAAACGCTGCAGAGGAGTTTGGCGATGTTGCTACTGATATAGCCGTGCTTGCTTTAACAGGACCTCTTATAGGTAGCACAATAGTGGCTACAGCAGGGTACTTAGAAGGGCAAGCAGACGCTGCGGATAGGGTACGCGATGAGTTAGAGAAAGCGGTAGAAAGCGGTGCGTTAGATAATAATGTGGGGTGGCAAACAACTTTAGCGGATTCTGGGGGTGATGTAGACAAAGCTTTGACTAAAGTTGAGCAACAGTTGTATAAATACACGGCAATGGCGGGTAGTTTTGAGTTGGTTGGAGATCTTGTTACCGCAAAAGCTGCTGTAGGTACTTTAGGCATAAAAACTATAGGTGATTTGTATACCAAGTTGACTCCTAAACAACGAAAGGCTTTGGGTATACCTGTTAACATAACCACGGCAACTGGGGTGGGTGGACTTACTGAAGCAGCGCAAACGGCAATAACCGAAAAAGCTTTAAAAGATTATGGTATTAGCACAGAAACACAAACAGGAGGAGCGTTTCTATTAGGTGCAGCAGGGCAAGGTGGAGCTGTAGCCGTAGCTAACTCTGTAAAAGGCATACAGGACGAGTTAAAGAAAAGATACGAGGCTGGTACATTAAGTTTACAAGAACGAAACTATGTAGAAAACAACATACTAGATCCTGATGGAGAGTTTTCAGGCTCACCTGCTGAGATAATAGGAACAGATACTAAAAGCGAAGCAGATATAGCTACAGAAGCCCTGAAAGATATGGGGCTTGATGATGATCTCATACAGCAGGTGCTAGATGAGGCAGGTATAGATACAAAGTCTGAATCTGTAACAGATATGATTGATGAGATTAGTAAGACAGGTGGCACTACACCTGATTCCATACAAAAAATAGCTGACGAAACAGGACAATCTATAGAAGACATAAGCAATGCCGCCACGTTTATGGTGAGGTCCAAAGAAACAACGGATTCTATAGCCAAGATAAAAGAAGAAGTAGAGAACACAGGTGGATTGTCTTTAGACACGGCAAAAGACATAGAAAGCACAAGTCCTCTTACCATGTCAGATATAAACAAAGTGTCTACAAGCACCTTGTCCGCAAAAGATAGAGACATTCTTATAAGAACTATAAACGGAGAATATGCGTCAGGTAACGAACAAGAGATGGCTTCTATAGCACATGTAATACGTAACAGAACTTTTGACTCTCGTTTTCCTAATACTGTAGCTGACGTTTCTTTAGATGGCACAGACTCTGACTATGCGCAGTTTTCCGCATGGAATGCTCCAGAAAAAGGGGGCAACACCCTTACAAACATTGACCCTAACAGTGACCAGTATAAAAAAATTGGCAAAATTGTAGATAAAGTATTTTCAGGAGAAATAGCTGATAACACGGGAGGAGCTGTTAACTACTGGAATCCTGACACTGCCAACCCTTCTTGGGGAGATGCTGTATTAGCTCAACATAAAGATGGGGGTACAAAAGTAGGCAGTCACATATTTGGTGGTTCGGTTAACACTGACGTAGGGGATGTAAATAGTGTAGTTGCTACAATATTAGGTAAGGACCCCAGCGCTGTTACCGAACAAGATATAGACACCGTAACAGACACAGCTGCGTTGGTTGACACAGCTATAGACCAGGATTCAGGACGTACCCCTGGCAAGACAGCTAGTGACATAGCTACGGACACAGCTACAGATACAGCCACGGACACAGCTACAGACACAGCAATAGACACAGCTATAAATACAGCCACAGACATACCATCCTTGTTAAATACAGACCCACAGGAACCTCCAGAGGAGGAATTACTGCAAACTTTATATGGAAGGCAGGTAAAGGTAGACCCTCCAGAATTAGCAGATATAGGGTATCAGTACGACTTTAGCAGTATTTTTGCCAACCCTGTGCAAGAAAATATGTTTACTGACCCCTATAAAGAGTATAATAATACAACAGGAGACTTATTTAATTACGAAGGTAGTATAGATGATCTTAGCACAGGCACACCTTACGCGGATTACTCTCAAGCAACGGATAAACTGTTGAATATTCTTAGGAGAAAAACGTAATGGTAATGACTTTTAGTGAAGCTCAAGAATCGTACGGAGGATCTGGCATGTCAAACACAACTAAAAAAGCTCCTTGGTATGAGAGTTTATATAAAACTGATGGTAAGTTTGATGTTAATAAGGTAGCAGGGTTAGCAGGGTTGGGAGGTAGTGCGTTAGGACTTTTTGGTTCCTCTCCACAACCAACTGTAGGTTATCAGGGGTCTATACCTAATTATACTGCTATGAGAAGCAGAGTTCCTAATACATTTGACCCTAATAGACGACCTGGAAGTGGGGGGCAGAGGTACTTTTCTGACGTACAGTACGTACCTCAAGGCGACACAGGAGCTTCACAGGCAACGCAAACTGCTTTGGCTACAGAGGTTGCAGGGTTAGCAGCCCTAAATAGAGCAAATCCTGCGAACCAAGTAAGACCTCCTTCTGTTATACCAGACCAACCTACAATTCCTACACCTGTAAGTAATGCAGGATTAGCTACAGTACCTGCTATACCTAGTCCAGAAAGTTTAGCTTCAGGGTCAGATTCTTATACAAGTCCTTATCAGGGGTACGCTGACGGAGGTATCGCCAAGCTACAAAAAGGCAGGTATTTAGATGGCGAAACTGATGGTATGGCGGATAAAGTTCCTGCTATGATAGATAACGAACAGCCTGCTATGTTAAGTGATGGTGAGTTTGTTATACCTGCAGATGTAGTGAGTCACCTAGGCAACGGCAACTCAGATGCAGGAGCTAAAGTATTAGAGGATATGATGGACAGAGTACGTAAAGCTAGGACTGGGACAACAAAACAAGGCCCAGAAATAGACCCAAAAGAATTTTTACCCGCGTAGGAGAATAATATGGCAGCATCAGACGCAACAGCAAACGCTTCTACAGAAACAGGACAACTACCTGCATTAGGCACAGAATCCTCTTTATCTCCGTATGCAGGTCCCTATGTCACAGAAATGCTTGGTAGAGGACAAGGACTAGCCAGTGAGCCATATCAGGCGTATACAGGACCATTGACAGCAGGTACATCAGACCTACAAACACAAGCTTTTGGGGGCATTGCTAGTTTAAACATACCAACCGAGCAAATGGGGGCTTTTGACACACAGTCATTTACAGCTGACCAAGCCACTAAGTTTATGAACCCTTATTTGACCGCAGCGTTACAACCCCAAATAGATGAAGCAAATCGCCAAGCTGACATACGACGTTTAGCTGACGCTTCACGATTGACTAAAGCAGGGGCGTATGGAGGTAGTCGACAAGCTATACTTGAGGCTGAAGGCAATAGAAATAGACTACAAAATTTAGCGGCTATAACAGGAAAAGGTTACTCTGATGCGTATGATAAAGCTATGCAACAGTTTAACGTTGAACAAAACAGAGGGCTATCTGCTGCTGAACAGGCTAGTAAATTTGGTCTTGCTGCTATACAAAAACAAGCAGATTTAGGACGTACTCAGAGAGATATAGAAACTGAAGGTATAACTGCTGATAGGTTACAATTTGAACAAGAACGAGATTTCCCTTACAAGCAGGTGCAGTATATGCAGTCGTTGCTTCAAGGGCTACCGATTGCGACGCAATCTTATACCTATACCCAACCCACGGCATTAGAAACGTTACGTCAAGACACAGGAGACGTAATGTCTTTAATAACTAGCATTTTTGGAAAGAAGGACTGACAATGTCTTTTGGAATAGATCAACTAATAGATAAGAAGAAAAAACTCTTTTACGGCTTACCACAAGAAGAGATGCAGAGACGAGCCAAGATAAGTGGCAATCTACTGGACGCTCTTGCTACGGAACAAGTGCTAGCAGAGAAACAAGCCGCAAAAAATGCTATGACTTTAGCTATGGAAGATGATGCCAAGACCATAGTACAGGAGAACGAGGCTAACTTGTTAGGGCGTACCCAGCAAGAACTTGCTGAAGGGGTGTCAGGTGTATTAAAAAACAAAAAAGCTAGAATGGATCAAAACTTAAAACGTATAGCACAGATGGGTATAGGCGGTGCAAAAAGACCTAATATGGCTGCTATGGCTCAAGGTGGTATTGTCGGGTATCAAGCAGGAAAAGATGTAATTCTTGATACAGAGGAAGAAAAAGAAAAACTAAGAAGTCCCCTTCAAATAATACTTGGGGATTTAAAGAAAAAAATATTTGGTGACGATACAGATAGCGGTACGTTTACAGCAAATAGACCAGAAGTAAAAACTGCTGGTGGGGACACAGTTAAGTTAGATGAGACCGACCAAAGAGGGCTAGGGCAAGGGGTTAGACAGACCTACCCACAAGGAGCAGGAATTGGACCTGAAACTTTAGATGAGGACTATCAGAGTCAGTTAGCTCTTGCAAAAAATTACCAGTCTCCACAAGACAAAAAAGGCATACCCTTCGCAGGTCCTACCGACCCTACGGATTTGTTTCCACAATTACAGAAAAAACTAGAGAATCCTCCTGAAGATGTTAAACCTGAAGATACTAAAGAAGATTTAGGCAACAAAGATGAAGAATATAATGAGTGGTTGGAGCGATTGTTAACTGTTTTATCTGCACCTGCTTCTGGTAGAGGTCTTGGTGGAGGTAACGTAGCCCGTGCATACTTACAGTACAGTCAAAGAATATTTGATAATAAAGCTAAAATACGTGAGATAGAAGCTGATGAGTTAGAAGCACAAGCAAAAATGGATCTTAACAAGTTAAGCAGAGATGATTTAACTTACAGCCGCTTGGTAGGACGACAGACTAACCTGCTAAAAGCAATTCAAGGAGTTAGAGAAGAAGCAACAAAACCATTTCAGTTTAAACTTTTAGCTTTGAATCAGGTAGTAACAGACATGAGTAAAAGTGAAAGCGAAAGAGCTGAAGCCGCTCTAGAACTAAGAACAATAGAAGCCGCAATAAATGATATCGTAGAAGACAGAACCTCAAGGGAAAGAGCGTTACTCAAGGAAGTTGCAAGTAGGTTAAATATGTTAGGGTTTGACGAATCTGCAGGTAGTAAAAAATTATCTAAATAAGGAAGTGTTATGCCTTTATATGAAATATACAGACGGGATGGCACTCCAGTACAAGTAGAAGGCCCTGAAGGAGCTACTACACGACAACTTATAAATTTATACCAAGAACAACAAGAAAGATCTGACGAAGAATCAGTACAATCACGTAGAGCCGCGAGGGACGAAGCTTTTCGTCGTGAGTATGAAGACATACAAAAAAGAAAACCTGTAACTTTTGGGCAACAATTACAAGAAGTTCCAAAAGGTATACTTGCAGGTGGGGCGACTCTCGCTGAACAGGGACTTCTTGGTCTCATATCTCCACTTCCTGAAGAAGCTGAACTTGCCGTTCGTGAGAAAATACAAAATGTAGGAGACGCTGTGCAGAGCTATCTTGCGCCTGATGCTAATGTGCAAGCTAGGATAGAAGAAGGTAAAGGAGCTGCTATACCTAGAAAGTTTAGTGAAGCTCTTGGTTCTTTTGGAGGTATCTTAGCTACAACAGCTTTAAACCCGTATCTTGGAGCGTCTTTAGCTGTAACTGCAGGTGCAGGTGAGGCAAGTGAGAGAGCGAGGGAAGGAGAAGCCTCAGAAGGACAACGTGGGTTAGCTACATTAGGAGGTGGAGTTGTAGGAGCTACAGAATTATTTTCTCCTCTTAGGATAATAAATAGGTTTAGAAAAGGCGTTGGTGACGACGTTGCTACTGATATAATATCAAGAGGTAGGCGTATAGCTGCAGAAGCAGGAGTAGAGGGGCTTCAAGAATATGGCGCAGCTGTTGCACAAAACTTAATAGAACAAGGTATTTACAACCCAGAACAAGGAACGTTTGAAGGGTCAGGTGAAGCATTTGGGTATGGCGCAGGTGTAGGTGGATTTGTACAAGGTATTGTAGAAATGATTGCGCCAAGAAGAGTGACTAGAACTACTCCAACCCCCACTGAAGAAACAGGTGTTACAGTAACAGATACCCCAGAACAAGGTGAATTGTTTGGTCCTGAAGTAGATTTGGGTCAACGAGCAGGAACTCAAGGTGAATTATTTGGTGCAGGGGTAGACTTAGGAACAGCACCAAAAACAGAAACTGACACACGAGAGGATGCAGGAGAGCAGTTAGACCTATTTGATGACACTCCAAAAAAGACTGAAACTAAAAAACCTGAAGAGCCAAAAGAAGAACAATTAGACTTATTTGACAGACCTGTAGAACCTGAAGCTAAACCTAAAGCCGAGCCAGAGCCTGACCCCATAGCTACAGCAGCTACTACAGACACTGCTATAGGGGAACAACTTAGCAGAGCGTTAGCAGAGAAAGAAAGGGCTGAACAAGAAAAGACTAAACAAAGAACTACACTTACTGATAGGCAACTTAGAGATTTACAAGATGATGAGGCAGCGGCAGCACAAGGTTTTGACGACGCTTTTTCAGCAAAACCTGCTCCTGCAAGAGAAGAAATACAACAATCACTTCCTGGGTTAGCACCGACGTATGGAGAAAAAACACGTCAAGCTAGAATAGAAGCAGCGCGACCTGATACAACAGAGCCTGCCCCAAACATAATCACTAAAGAGTTGTTAGACAAACTAGGAGTTTCAGCTAAAGCTCCTGTGCGAAAACGTGTGGTTGGTAAAGACCTAACTGACCCCCCAATACGGCAAGAGCTTGTTAAGTTTGGAAACAATCCTAACGTATCCAAAGAAACAAAATTGAATATCAGTAGATATCTTGCTAATGTTGATGAAGCGCAAGGAGATTTATTTGATGCAAAACCTGACACAAAAAGAGGTAGAACTCGCCCTAAAGACGATCCACCAACTGGAGGGGGTACGACAACTGGAGCAGGTAAAGGTCCCAAAAGAACTGCTAAAACTACACCCGATAGAGTGGTTGGTACTGAGCCAGATGCTAGACCTAGTGATGTTAGAAAAGGAAAACAAGACGCATCATTAACCTACTATGGACAGCCATTTGCTACTACCCCCATCAAGTTATTAAAAACCGAACAGGCAAGACTTAAAGCAGAACTTGGACCTCGTAAAGAACGTTTGGATGACCCAAAAAAGATGAAGGCGTACGCAAAAGAAAAAGGTGTGTCTTTAAAAGAAATGCAAGACTTAATAGAAAGTAATTATAAAAAGAATCAGCCACGACTAGAAGCCCTAGATAAATATTTAAATTCTAAAGAAGGTAAAGCTCGTATAAAAGAAGCAGATGACAAATCTAAAACAGCTCAAAAACGCATAAAATTTAAAGATACAAGTCCTAAATTAGACCCAAAAACTCTTTTACCTATTAGTAGCATAGTACCACAGGCTGATCTCAACATACTATTTATACCAGAAAAAGACGTACCTGCTGATGCTCCTAAAGATGATGCAACAGGACTACCAATAGTGGATGTAAAGAAGCTACAGGATAAAAAGAAGAAAACGAAAACAACAAAGAAAGAAACCGTCGATGCAGATACGAGGGCAAAAGAAGTATTCGAAAAGAATATAAAAGAGGGTAATTACGGGTATACTGAAGAGTTACGTAAGTTTAACGATAGGACAGGAGATGTAGAAGTACTGTATGATAGTTTACCCGTAGAAGATAAAAATAAAATTATTGATTTGTTGGAGAAAAAACAACCAAGGACAAGGAAAGAGGACGGTAAACAAGTAAAACAATTATCTTATTTTGTTGCGCAAACATTGGGTAAAACTCCTAACATAGAAAGGTCGTTGGACATAGCCGCTTGGGAAGTTGTAAATGGGCCTACCTCGTATAGAAAAACAGAGACAGATCCAGAGACAAAAAAGACAGAAGAAGTTTTATCTGAATCGCGTGGAGAAGCAATATTCTTTGCTACTGCAGGAAACCAAGGAAAGTTAGCGGGTACACGAGTAGAGCAATGGGTAAAACAAAATTTATCTCCAGAAGGGCAACGATGGTTTGCAGATCGTGTGGCTTTTTACAGAGCTGAAATATCTGCGTTTAACACTAGACAAAAGAAAGCAGAAGAATACCAAAAAAGAGTACGTCAGAGACAAGACGAGATTGATAAACAAGTTGAAGATGAAAGAAAAGAAGAACGTAGGACACGATCACGTCAAGCTATGCGTGACTTGGAGACATACTATAGAGAATCAGCCTCAAAAGCTAGCAAACTACCCTTGTTTTTACGAACAGATGCTCCCGCTAATTTAGACGTGCCGTTGCACCCTATTGCCATAAGCATGTTAGGGAAAGGTGGTTTAGTGTCCGCATTGAACGTGTTAGCATCTGGAACTGAAAATATTAGAATAAACGCTATAGCAAAGGCTTTTGCTAAAAACATGGGTAATACGAAGGTCGTGCTTGTTAGTGATCTAACCGATGCAGATGGTGTGCAGGTTAGCGGACAGTTTGATCCTCGCACTAATACCATAAGCATAAACTCTTCCAGACCCATAAACAGTCATGTGTTGTTACATGAAGCCACTCATGCGCTTACGTCAGCTACCCTGGCAAACAAGTCCCACCCCGTAACAAAACAACTTACCACGTTATTTAACAATGTTAAAGACAAGCTGGGTGATGAGTATGGAGCCATATCTTTAGATGAATTTGTGGCAGAGACCTTCAGTAATCCAATCTTTCAACGTAAGTTGTCTACAATACACGTAAACAGGCAACCTGCCAGTGCATTTCAACGATTTATGAATACTGTGTCTAACATGTTACGACGACTTGTGGGACTCAATCCAAAACAGGCAGATGCTCTGTCCACAGCAAACGAGTTGATCGAAGGCATATTAGCACCTGCACCTGAGTTCAGAGATGCTAATCAGTTGTATCTAGACACTTCAATACCATCTAGAGCTGCTGGGGCTATAAATAATTTTGCGTCTGATACCGCCACTTATGTAAAAGGTAATAATTTTTACAATTACATACAGGATGGCAGAAATTGGCTGGGTAGTAAGATACCATTAGTGGTTAAAAAAGCATGGTTAAACCTACAGCCTGTTAACATCTTAGCAGAACTATCAGAATCACGTATACCTGGAGCAGGGCAGTTGAATACAATAATAAACAACATGAGTTCCACACTACGAAAAAGAAACGAGTCATTAGACCCCATAGTAAGGGACTTAAAAAAGTTTAGAAAAGATAACCCAAAAGCATACGCCATACTGCAGTCTTTGATACCAAATGCAACGTATGAACGAATTGACCCTCGTGA